ATCTCAAACGGCGTCGTGTGCTTGTGACGCATGAGATAGCGGATAAGGGCCCGGTCATTGCTGACGGACTTGGTCCCGGCTCCGTAAGAAACCCGGGCAGCTTGGACGATTGCGGCGTCACCCTCATTCACGCCCCGAGGCATGGAATCCACAAGGCGGACTGCCATTTTAGTTTACAAATGGCTTATTATTTTATATGAACATACATTTCCCTTTCAAGTTCAAATCCCAATTTTGTTTCAAATTGGTGTAGTCGGTTTCGAGGCATATTTTACAAAGTTGACGATATCCTCTATAAAATATCGCAGAATACAATTTCCGTTTACAAATAATACAAGGATGAGATTGTTCCCATGCCTTGTGTGGTTCGAAACTCCGGTCTAGCCGAGGGATGTTATCTATCCAAGGTTCTCTCAGAGCACTACACCCTAGACACTCGCGCATAGCCCCTCTTCGAACACATGAAAATGAGTAACTATTGGTGTCCAAATTATAGTCTTCGTAAAATTCTTTGGCTTCAAATTCAAACCAAGGTTCTGGACGAATTGTTGTTGTCGCGTGGGTGTGTTTGATTTCAAATATCATGCGAGGTTTCCCTTTATTGATAACTGCCACGTCTGCTATATACTTTCCCATGGGGTCTCTATATTCAATAACAACTTCATCCCCGTCTTTGTAAATAACATCATTTGAGTTTCCGGATGAACCTCTACAACTAGAGTTTCCGCAACTCCACTCAATTGATATAGGTGATTTTTGTTTTAGAATTTCCGCCATGCGATACTTGGCGTCCTTGTGTAATTGACTTTCATTTGGATGTTCATAATAAGAACATTCGCGTTTTGAATAGTGTGCGAAATGGGGGCGGCGTATAGAACCTTTTCGAAGGATGACGCGTTGATCACATTCGGCACACTTATAAGAACTCTCTTTTAAAGCTTGGTTTGGTCTACAATAGTTTCCACTAGATACTTCTATAGCTCCAAGATCCATATAAAATTTACAGTGCGTTTTTTTAAGCGGGGAGCAAAGTAAAGTCTTTGCTCCGCTTCAAAAAACGCTCCCGACAGGGATTGAACCTGTGACATTCAGATGACGAAGTCGCGAAAAGCTTCGCTTTTCTAACAGTCTGACGCTCTACCGACTGAGCTACAGGAGCACGGAACAGTTTTAGGACGTATTCAGGTCGGAGGAAAACGGGGTTTCCCGACGGGTGCGTAGCGCCCTGTGCCTCTGATGAGCTTTGATCTCATTACCTCCCGCTTACTAAACGGGTGCTCTACCAATTGAGCTACAGAGGCGTTAAGGTTCCAGGGAGATTCGAACTCCCATTACAAGATCACGCGGGGAAGGGACCCTCAGAGTCTTGTGTCCTAACCATTAGACGATGAAACCGTCCTGTGCACACGGGGAATCGAACCCCGCCTTGAACCTTGGAAGGGTGCTGTACTACCACTATACTATGTGCGCTCTGACCTGGCGGAATCGAACCACCGACCTAAAGATAATTGACTATCCAATTTAGAATTGAAATTCTACAGTCTTTCGCTCTACCAATTGAGCTAAGGTCAGATGTTATTACACACGAAACAAAATTCACAAATTTAACGCACCCGAAGGGGTTGGAGCCGAGACTCCAACTAGTTCATCGTGTAAATCTTCTTCACCCCCTCCATCCTGCCGCGGCACCCTGGGCACTGGTGCTTGTTGGTCGTCCGGACCCAACAAGCCTCGCAAATCACGTGGCCACAGGGTTCAATGAAAAGGTCAACGAGTCGTTCCATACACACAAAACAAGTGAATTTACCGTACCTTTCAGCGCCCGTGTCCATCAGCACCTTCTTCATCGCCTCCAGCCTACCTTGTATTTCCCCGCATTGTTGAGTAAGGCCCTGGATACCTTCTTCTGACTCGTATTTGTCTACTATATCCTCGAGCTTTTCCTTTAAGTCTTGTGAAGTCACGTTCTCAATCATCATTCGAAGCACGTTCATTTCTTCCTGTTTTTCACGAAGGTTCGCGAGGTTCACAGTCAGTTGCGCCCGGGTCTTGACGTATTCCGTTTTGAAATTACCAAGCTCCTCCCCAAACTCTTTCCATTCTGGGCTCAGTTCGCATGGGACTATAGGGATGGGTTCAGGGGCGCTATGAGGCGCCAGGACCGTCTCCAAGAGACTTCGGGCATCCAGGTAGGCGAAATTCATACCTTGGCTTTATAAATAAAAATGTCCTTAAGTATTAAATGTTGGCACCAGGCCTGATACTCGTAGTGGCACTGGCGCTCATCCTGTTCGGTCTCCAGATCTTCCTGACGGCTGACAGACGCAAGTTTGCCGGAGAGATGATCAAGGCTTCGACCCTCGTAGTCATGGGGCTGTTCCTCATGTATTTCTGGACAGCCATTTCAGGCGTCTCATCTTCAGGTGGGTACAACAGCCGCGCGGCATACTAGGTTCCTGAACTGAAACGAATTTTAAAACAGAATTCAAAAGTCCAGACTCGACAAGAATCTTCGCCTCAGGGTCCCCTGTCCACGTCAGGACGGTCGTGATATCTTCGGGTGTCAGACCGTGAGACTCGAGTTCGTCCACGAGGTGTATGACCGTCTCGTACCCACGAGCCTTTACGGTGTTCAGAACGCGCTTTAGGTTCACTTCCCGAGCAGCATCCAGGATCTTCTCGATGCTCTCACCGGGCATCAGGGCGGTCACAGCTTTCACGAGCGCCCCGTCGGTGATGGTCTTGTTCTTCACCAGCTCGTCCATTTATTTTAATCTTTTATTAATATAAATGGCCGTTGACCTTTATACCATCTTCCTGGGCCTCTTTGTGCTCATGTTCCTGGGCCTGGGCGTCGCCAACTTCGTTGAGATGAAGAACAACCAGGACCAGACGATGGGTCGTCCATTCTTTGCGCTCCTGTTCGTCGTACTTGGACTGGCGCTAATTCCATATAAAATAACCAACCACTAAAGTAACATGAAGCACCTCATCGGACACATCGAAGGTGTGTGGGTCTCAAAGTCCCATCACTTGGAGGGAATTATGAATCGAATCGCTGAAAGGTGCGGGTTCACAGTCGTGGGCCGATCCTTTCACCAATTTGAGCCCCAAGGGACCACTGGAGTTCTCGTGCTCTCCGAGAGCCACTTTAGCGCTCACACGTATCCAGAACTGAACAAGATTTACATCGACGTTTTCTGTTGTAGCCCCTATTTTGATCCAGAATCAACAGCCGTCGTCATTGAGGAAGAGTTTGCGGCTCTGAAGGGCTCGTGGCAGGTGGTGGGACGGTAGGCTTCTTCCTTGCTCTGTACAAATCCAGTTCCTGTCGTGGCATATCAGGAAACTCGGTATCACATGTAGAGATTTTTTTACACTTTTCTACAAAAGTCTTGGGATCCATGACGCCTTTCATATAGTTACATGCCCAACAGCAAGGAACGGTATTATCTGTTGTGTAGTTGCCTTCGGGATTAAGGCGGTCGATACCGTTGAGACGTTTTGTAAGATCTATATGCTTACAATAAATACACGGGGTCGTCATCATAACACCGGCTTCCTCATCAGTTAGATTCCACTCGCGATTTTTTGATTGAGCACTTCGCTTATAACTGCCAATACGGTCATGTACGTTAAGTTTTTTCCACTGTGCAAGACGTTCAAGAGCCTTTTCATTTCTTGACCATTTGCATTTTTGTTCCATATCATGTTCCTTTTCAACAATTTCACCGTTTCTTTTCTTCTTTCCATAATCCACCCAATAACCTTCTCCACGCATTTCATTTTTTAGAACTTCATGATACTCTTTGCGTTCCGGACGACTATCATTCTTTTTACCCTTTTCGCGGCACTTTAAACACGTATTACAGGGTTTTCCGGTTTTCGTTAAGAACTGAGAAAGTGGTTGAGGTGCGCGTGTACAGTTTGTACACTCTTTTAACTCGTTATCACTCATTTAAAGTTATAGGAGGTTTTATTCTTTAAGCCCCAAGAACCTTGAACGTTCTTGGGGCCGAAGCCCGGTCCGAAGACCGTTTGCAGCTGCCCGTATTTTTGGATATTTTGGTATATAATAAATCCTCCCACTCAGTTGGAGAAAGCGAGCCCACCCATTCCGCTCTGAATTCTGAGGATGTTGTAGTTCACCGCGAACATCTTCTGCAGAGGCGCGGCCAGGCCCTTGAGGTTCAGGGACACCTGAGCGTTGTCAATGCGAGAGAAGTTGCAGGTGCCGGTTGGCTGGTGCTCCTCTGGCTGCAGGGCGAAGGAGTACACGTAGATGCCTGGGTAGGGGGTGCCCGAGTGGTACACGTATGGCTGGTACTGGTTGAAGTACTTGCCCAGCTGCTCCTTGAAGCGGTCCTGGCCGTTCAGCACCAGCTTGAAGTCCTTCAGTGGACCCACCTCATTGCCAGCGGCGCCAGCCACGGCGGTACCCTCCTCAATCCAGAAGATGTTGGAGGCCGAGGCGGTGTTGCCACCGTACAGACGGGGAGCACCCACGTGGTGTGGCAGCATGCAGCCAACCAGGGCTGGGGCGACGTTGCAGGTCACGTTCACGTTCTGAGCGCTGGTCGAGAAGTTCCACATGCTGTTGGTGGCAGTGGAGGTGGTGTTCTGGTAGCACCACACCAGCTCCTTCACTGGGTGGTTGAAGGACAGGCGCACGGTCTGGGAGGTGGCGGTGATGCTGTCGCCACCGGTGTGCTGCACCTGCTCAATCAGGTACTCGTGACCCTTCTGGGCGAAGCGGCGGCGCTCCTCAGTGTCCAGGTACACGTAGTTGGCCCACACCTCGAACACCTGGGAAGAGGCGCCGAAGTAGTTGGTGAAGGTGCTGGTCAGGTCAAAGTCCAGGCGGACCTCGTGGTACTGCAGAGCAATCAGTGGCAGGTACAGGCCTGGGTTGCGGTTGAAGAAGAACAGCAGGGGCAGGTACACGTAGTTCTTGTTGGTGGTGTCGTTCAGCTGGGTGCTGGTCAGCTTGCCGTAGTTGATCTTGTCCGCCTCGTTCAGGAAGCACTCGGCGTACAGACGGAACCAGGTCTGGTAGTGCTTGTCGATGCGCTGGCCACCGATGGTCAGCTCAACGGCCGCAATGGCGCGCTCAGCCACCCAGCACGTGTCGGCCAGGGCGTTCGTGGAGGTCAGGTTCGCCGAGGCAGTGGCAGTTGGCTGCAGGGCCACGTACATGTTGCCGACCAGGTCGCCGTTGCGGGCAATGGTCACGGACACGCGGCCGCTGTTGGATGGGGTGCCGTTCACCGTCTGCTGGATGTTCTCCATCGCAAAGTTGGTGTGGCGCTTGTACACGGCCTGGAAGAAGGTAACCTTGGGCTGCCCAGTCAGATAAACGTCCTGAGCGCCGTAAGCAACGAGCTGCATCAATCCGCCCGCCATGAGTACTTTGTACTATACCCCGAGAAAAAAATTTAGACGGCTTTCCACTTGAACCCGCCTGCTGACCGCGACACTCCTTTGCAACACTTGCTGATACGCCCATTTCCAGCTCCCGTTTTTTCGCTTGCCTCCCGTATGGTCTCGAACTCTTCGATCAAATTCTTCCCATCGAACGACCACTGCTGGATTTTTGTAAACTTCAGAGGCGTGTTCGTCTGGACATCCTCCTGATTCACAAACTTCCACTGGAACCCTCCTGACGTCTTGCGTGTCCCCTTACACACTTTACCTATATGTTCACTACACGCTCCCGACTCTCTCGCCGCCTCCTCGACCGACTCGAACGTCCTGAGGAGCTGGGTCCCATCCTTGGACCACTGCTGGACCTCCTTGCGGTTCGCCTCCTTCAAGAGTTCCTTTGCCTCTTCATCGTGGTGCTTCCCGAACATGGCGTGACGGTCGCCTGAGCGGACCGAGCTCATGAGAGCCTTGGTCTCCTCATGAAGAATCTTGTTCTTGTTCCCGCCCGTCTCATTGTTGTACCCGCCTGGAGCCAGGGTCCCACGTTGAGCAATCTCCTGGATCTCGAGTTCGTCCAGGCGCTCTTGCCAGTTTCCTTCTCTGGGGAAACTGTGAAGAATTTCAATCTGAAATTGGTCCCAGCCATGGAGTCTGATGGCGTTATACAGGTGGCGTTTTCGACCGTTGTTCACGTCTGCGATGTGGCCATTCAGGCGAACCTGGAAATCGTCCTGAGTTGTCTGGCCTATATATTCCTTGTATGGCTCGAGCTTGCACTTTATGGAATACACAAAGGGCATGCACTACTACGAATGCCCCAGATTTCTTTAGTTGCGCCCAGGCGACGCGGCGATTTTCTGGTGCCCTATTAAATGTCTCGTGTACCACGCCCCCCACCACCAAGCCAACCTGAGGAAGACGAGGAGGACGAGGACCTCGGAGAGGACCTGGACGAGACCGAGGAGATGGACGAGATGGACTTTGGCGACCCGATGGAGGCTCTGGGTGCCTTCCTGGCGACCGAGGACGGTGAGACGGTCGCGACCGCCCTGGTTGGCCTGAAGGACGCGACCGAGAAGATTGCCCTGAACCTGGAGATGCAGAACAAAATTCTGGTCAAGATTCTGAGCGCCCTGGGTAAAAATGGTTGTAAATCGTGCGAGTGCGCACAGCCCCCTGCCACCGCTTAAAAAAGTCTGGCGCATTCTTAGTAATGTCAAGCTCCAAGAAAGTCCACACAATCGAAAAGGAGGTGACTCCTGAACACGCTGAGGAGATCCGGTTGGCACACCAGAGCTCTGAAATCAACTCGTGGACGATCGAGGAACTTGAGTCTAAAATAACTCAAGCAGAGACCGAAGCTGGTTTTCACATTCGAGCAAATACACTCGCGGCTGACAAGTCGTGGGCGTATGTGTTGTTTCTGAATGACCAGGAACGTGACGAGGACGGTTACCCTCGGAACTATATAGTAGAACACGTCAAGACGCGCAAGGATCGTTTCCTCAACAGCTGTAGAACCCTCCTGACGCGCGTGGATAACCTGGACGCCAACAAGCGTCCCAGTAAGGATGTGAACGGTGAGGAATTTACGCTCGAATTTCGGGTCCGTCGGCTGATTGTCGACCGTCAGGAGATGTTTGAGCAGTTCCGAATCTGGGACCGTCGTTTCAACCGCATCAACAACCCTACTCTGGCAATCGACAACAGTGATTCGTCACTGAAGGATGATGAGTCAAACACGCCGTATCAGAAGCTTCTTCTGTTTCTGCTTCATCAGGCGTATGACGAAGGCTACCGCCGGTACCGAGACCAGTGCTGTGTAGAGATTCGCAACACCCGCGCCTGGAAGCCGGTCAAGGAGATCAAAGACTTTGTCTACGATGCGACCCAGAAAGAGGACAACCCTGAGATGTGGAAGAACCTGACGAGCCGCGGTGGTCTCGTGGGCGACGTCGTGCGCCACCTGTCAAACTGTAAGGATTTTCAGTTTCCCGAGATCAAGAAGGATCGGCACACGTGGTCGTTCCAGAACGGCCTACTGGTCGGCAAAGACTGGGACGTGGAGAACCAAAAGTACCGAATCAAGTTTTACCCCTATAGTTCAAAGGATTTCCGGGAACTCGATCCGACTCTCGTGAGCTGTAAGTACTTTGACTTGCCGTTCGACCCGTACGAGGAGGTTGAGGATTGGTACGACATTCCCACGCCGCACATGCAGCGCGTCCTCGACTATCAGAGGTTTGAGACGGATGTCTGCAAGTGGATGTATGTCTTTTGCGGCCGTCTGTGCTTTGAGGTGAACGAGCTGGACGGTTGGCAGGTAATTCCCTTCCTGAAGGGTATCGCGCGGTCGGGCAAGTCGACGCTCATCACCAAGGTCTGTAAGCTGTTTTACGAGTGCGAGGACGTGGCGACCCTTTCGAACAATATCGAGAAGAAGTTTGGCCTCCAGAGCATCTACCGTGGGTTCATGTTCATCAGCCCTGAGATCAAGGGTGACCTCCAGCTCGAACAGGCCGAGTTTCAGTCGCTCGTGTCAGGTGAGGACGTGTCTGTGGCGCGCAAGAATGAGACGGCCCTGAGTATGCAGTGGAAGACGCCTGGAATTTTGGGAGGAAATGAGGTGCCCAACTGGAAAGACAACTCCGGATCCATCCTGCGTCGCCTGGCCACGTGGAACTTTGGCCGCCAGGTTTCAGAGGCGGACCCGCACCTGGACCAGAAGCTCGAGCAGGAGATTCCCGCCATCCTGTGCAAGTGTCTACGGGCCTATCTGGACTACGCACACAAGTACGCCGACAAGGATATCTGGAACGTGCTGCCCAAGTACTTCAAGACGGTCCAGAGCCAGATTGCGACGGTCACAAACGCGCTCCAGCACTTCCTGTGCTCGGAAAAGTTCAAGTTTGGCCCGGACCTATTCATGCCTCAGTCGCTTTTCATCGCTCGGTTCAACGAGCACTGCAAACAGAACAACCTGGGGACGCATCGGTTCAATCAGGACTTTTACGCAGGTCCCTTCAGCGCGAAAGAGCTCGAGGTCCGGATGGACTCGCGGATTTACAACGGAAGTGCGTATTCTACACAGCCTTTCATCTTCGGTCTCGACTTTTTGTCTCAGGATTAAAATGTAATAAATAGTAATGGATCCTCTCGGGGAGCAGGCTCGTTTGGAGCAGGCTCGGATCGTCAAGTTTCAGAGACTGTGGCGGTCCAAGCGTGTTTTCACTAATACCCAAGGACCCTTGAAGTTTTCAGCCTCGGCTCTCACGGCCAAGATTGTGACGTTCAAGTTGCCAACTAATTTTAAACGTGTATTCGAGTCCTCCCCCAAGGGGTTCTCTGAAATCATGGGCTACAAGGAGAACTTTAAAAAGCCCGTGGCGCGGTGGGTGGCTGGTCAGGGGTGGATAGGCGAAACGGATGACGTGAAGAAAATGGTGGCCAAGCGTGGTCAGCAGACTATCGTCTTCACCGACAAGTACTTTGACGTCATGGGTCTGGGCAACTATGAGGAGGCTCTCTTGGCCATCGTCAAGAATGGCTGGGCCCCAAAGATTCTCCTCGAGGCCCCTCCGACGTACAAAAAGATTGACGGAATTTTCTACATAAATAGGTCGATCGCCCTCGAGGACCTTAAAGACGAGCTCAGAAAGATTCCTGGTGCTGATGCAAGTTATAAAGGAGACGTTGCCCTTCCCGTGACGGTCCTGAAACTCGCCAATCCCAAGTGGACATATCAGTTCTTTAAGAACGGCACCGTGCTTTTCACGGGTATCAAGGACCCATCCGAACGCGAGGCGCCTAAACAGCTTTTCAAGGAGCTCTTTGAGAAGCACGAGATGGTGCCGTTCCTGGCATTCAATCTCGCAAATTCTCCAGCGATAAAGAAACCTGGAAAGGGTGGCAACAAGAAAGCCAAGTTGGCGAACCGTTACCCTCTCGCCGCCTCGTGGAACGCCAAGCCACCCCACGGATTTTACGTGCGTCCAGGAACGAACGGGAAGCCCCGTCTCTACAAATGGCGCAAGATGGAGAAAGAGCCTCAGACGGGTGAGGTGCTCAACAAAGGTCCCATGGGACTCGCGAAGAAGAATGCGGTCGTGGTAGCCAAGGCGTATGAAAAGGCGGGGGTTCCAGTACCTGCTCATACACTGAAGATTTTCCGAAACCTCGGAATTCCGATTCAAAATGTAAACACGGCGACCCCTGCTGGGCCCAAGAACCGTCGGGCACCGAGCTGGAACGCCATCAAGCCTGGTTTTTATGTGCGCCCAGGACCAGGCAAGCAGCCGTATTGGTTCGCAATTCCCGCTGGTATCGCATCGGGTCGCAAGACCGTGATAAAGGCGTACACGGAGGCGGGGCGCAACATCCCTGCGGCGGTCCGTGAGATTTTCAATATTCCTGCTAACGTCAAGACGAATGTGATGACGCTAGGCAATGAGTCGTTCAAACCTGGACTACAGCACGTCGTGAAAATGGGCCTGAATCGCATCCTGCGCATCAATAACCGCCAGGCGACGCGCCTCACCAAGGCTGAGCTTTTGGGCATCGCCAGGAACATGGGCATCCCCGAGGCGAACGCCAAGATGGCGCCAGCCACCATCATAGCCCTTATTCAGAGCAAGGCGGGGGTCGCAAACAAACTGAATCGTTCATATGATGTGTTAGTGAACGGCATATTCTACAAGTTCATGAATAACGGGCGGGTGGAAAAGACGACGGGCGAGGGTATTCAGACGCACCGGGCTTGGGCTACCATACCCGTGGCTGAGCAGAACAAGATCGCCAAGACTTTCCTTCCAGCCAATTTACATTCGGCGTATAACGCGACCGCGAAGGCAAACAAGTTCAACACGCTCCGAGCCTGGGCGGCAGGTAAGCGCCCAGCTCCAGAACCCGCGCCAGCACCCGCGCCAGCGCCCTCTCCACCGAAAAAGAAGAAGGCTCCTTCACCGAATGAATCAAACAACAGGTTCGAACTCGAGTTGGAGTATGCGGCACGTCTCGGTTCGAACCTGGGCAATCTTTCTCGTACAGGGAACGAGGCTCTTTTCCTGAACACGGTCTACGCCAAACTGCCGGTGGGCGTCCGTGGTAAGCCCCTCAAGGCTAACGTTAACCGGGCCTATAAGAAGTTCGTCAAGGAGACGACAGCCGAACGCAAGAATGAGTCGGCCAAGGTTCGGTACATTGCCCGAATTAAGGTTCCAAATTGGATGCCGTCCAACAAGGTTCAGAAGTACAAAAACCTGGTGACGACCCTGATGTTCCAGAAACCCAAACCTGCACAGAAGAATATCAAGGCGGCGGTGAGAACTTGGATAAACCGTGAGGTGCCCATGAGCCCCGCTCGGGCCGCACGTGAGGTGGAGAATGCCATCACTGGTGAGAAGCGCGTCATTCCCGCCTACGTGCCCAAACGTCGGGCGACTCCGTCGATTCCCAAGAGAACCCCTCCACCCAAGAAGAGCCCCAAACCCAAAAACACGCGGATCCTGGGCGAGTACGCCCTTCCACGCAACCGCTCGGCAATTCAGAACCTAAATAACGCCATCACAAACCTGGGTTTCCCGACTGGACCAACTAACAAATACACGTGGGCTGGTTTGGCGCGTAGAGGTCTGAACGCCAAGTTCAAGAACAAGTGGCTCAAATATGTAGCAGTCTAGATACAATTCATGAGATCGAAAATCTTGTGAAGAATTTTGAACAAATTATCGTCGTCGGTAATCTGAGAGGGGTCGATAATCTCCATCTCAATCTGGTACGTCGTGTCCTCATCAGAATCCTTGTCATCTGGTGTACCTTGCACGATGGTCATGTCGATTGACAGATTCTTCCTCACAAACGACCAACGCTCCTTGGTCGTTTGCTTGGTGCTCGTCTCGTCACCGTCGTACTCGAACGGCTCCTCAGTACTGATACCGAGCCGCACGTCAAAAGGTGCCGACTCCAAAGGAAAGTCGTCGACGAGGACGCGGCGCTTGATATGCCCAACCTGCTCGTCAGTCTCCTCATCGACCGACAGGCGCTTGTTTCCTTCGAAATAATACACAGTCGCGTTTGTGTGTTTCGTAGACTCCCAACCGTCGTACTTGGTCAGGGCCCTCAAGACCTTTTGAAAAGTCTCATGACCTACATTCGTGTCGAGACCCTTTCCAGAAGGACGACCGAACCGAAACTCAATCTCGGTACAGGGCCTCTTCGCATGTTGGCGAATCAGGGGCTCCCACTTGGCAAAGAGAGGACGCGACATCGGGTGAGCGCTCATTTGTTTAGAGAAATAACGCGTGAACCTTTTAAGAGGGATGAGAGGCCTTTGGAACCTCGGCAACACGTGCTTTTTCAATACTGCAGTTCAATGTCTCGCCCACGTTCCGCCGCTCACAAAGCACCTTTTTTCACTGCCGCCGTACGAAGGGCCATGTGACATCACCCGTGAATATCAGAAATTGGTTCGTGAATTGTTTTTGAAAGACCGAACAGAACCAGTGAGCCCGAGTGATTTGCTCGGTGCGTTCAGAGTCAGGTTCCCCCAGTTTACCGGGGGTCAACAACACGACGCGCAAGAGGTTATTCTTTTACTCATAGACGTCTTTGAAAAGTCTTTAGGCAAGGAGCTCGTACAGGAAATATTCAACGGGGAGGATTCACAGGAGACGTGCTGGGAAACAGGCATGTCGACTGTGAAAACTCCATTTACGACGCTCGTTCTGGACGTGAGTGAGCCGTGTCGCCTTCAGGACCTACTCGACGACCGCTTCGAGGACCAGCCTATCGAAGGGTACGTAGACTCGGACGGGAAGACACACGAGACGGCCGCCGTGCGTCATCGGGTGTCCAAGTGGCCCAGAATCGTGAGCTTTTCATTCTCGATGTATGATTACAAATTTCCAATCGAAATTCCTTTCGAGTTTGAGGGCCGGAAACTGTTTGCGTGCGTGCTACATCAGGGGATTCAGAGGGGGGGACACTACGCTTTACTCGTGAGACGTTTTGACAAGTGGTACCTAAAAGACGACGAAACTGTGCGCGAGATAAACGAGCCTATTAATTTCAAGGGTGAATTCTATCAAGCTTGGTATCGCCCGTAATCTCCTCGATCTGGATGTTTTCCCTGATGTTGACGATGGTCCTGAAGTACGTGCGGCGGTTGTTGGCGTGGCTCTTGTCGGTCCGGACCTTTTCCACAAACCACCCGAGGTCACCGTATCCGCACTCTACGATGGTGCCGTCGGGCAGGTCTTTGCGTACGTTCCTTGTGTGAAGTTCAGCCTCTTTGTACAGCTCCCCCCGATCCTGTACAAAAAGTTCGAACCCATTTTGTAACTGAAAATCAATTGTGATACGCTCACGGGGTTTCCACTTGAACATCGTCTCATGAGTACCCATACGAACAGGCTCCTCGATGGGGGTCATGACGATGCCGTCCGTCTCATAGTCGAATGAATTCAGATCCGGAATTGACTCTTCAAAAAGTCTGTACATCTTCTTGACCCTCACCTCGAAAGGTGCCGTCGCGGTCTTGATGATGGCTTTGGTGACGCCCCGGGCCTTTTCGAGCCTCTGGTCGAGCGGTAGACTCATCACGTTTTCCCCCTTGATAAGCACCGCATCATGAACGACAAAAGCCATCTTCTGATTTTTGAGCTTCACGAGTTCCCCATCGAGCAAAGTGTCTTTTGGGATCCTGATCTTCACGGGTTCAACCTGGAACGCGCGGTTCACAATAAAAGTGCCCTCGGGTGCGCCTATCAAAAACTGCCGGACTCCATCAGTCTTTTCACACACAAAATAGGGTTGGCGTTTCAAGAGAGCAAAGTGCCTTCGCTCGATGGAAACGGGTTGGGGGCCTGGAAACCGATTGGCATCTGTCGATCTCCAGGCTTCCCGGATGTATTCATTCATAGTTTAAACTTGATTCTATTCTCTAAGGCTCGAGCTTAACACCCGCAGCCTCGAGGATATTTCCAAAACATTCGTGAACGTAGTGGCACACCACTAGTGCCTCGGACGCCACACCAATTTTTACTCCAATTTTGGAAAGGGTCCCGAACATCTCTTCGTTGTTGTCGAGTGGGAGCTTGACGGGGTCCTTGCCACCCCGAATCTTCTTGTCGACAGGCTTGGCATCCATGGCCCAAACACGTGCAGAAGTCTTGACGCACTCGTAGAGACCGGGTGCCAGTTTCTTGCCCACCTCAGTGTCAAAGTTCAGACCGCGCTGAGACGCCTGTTCGGTCGAGCCCGCCTTGGTCTTTTTCTCAAACTGCTCCCAATTAATTCCCTCTACGACGGACGGGAATACCAGAACCTGAACACCCTTGTCGAATGGATCCAGAACTTTGTGAAGGATTTCTTGGTTCAAATTAGTTCCGTAGTCCATCCAAAAGATACGCTCACCGCTCTTTATAACCTTTGGAAGAGTTGACTTGTTTTCCACAAAGTGAATCTCCAGATGTGTACCGCGCATCATACAGAGCATATGGAGGTTCATTGCTGTGTGAAGGGTTGTGGCGCTAATGGACTTGTTTCGTGTGACCATACA